CCACGAGAACAGCGCTCTGAACCATTGAAGCATGTTCGCCTCTTAGGCGTCCTCAGGAAGCTTCACGCGGCCCGGCTGGAACACCGCCCGGTTGAGCCACATGAAGCCCTGCTGGATGTTGGTGATCGCCAGAGCAGCCATGCGTCCGTCCATGCCATCGGTATCGCGGATCGCCTCGGCGACGCGGATGCATCGCTCCTCCAACACCTTGTTCTCGTTCACGATGGCGACGTTGTCGGCGCCCTGCGGCAGGTAGCCGGAAACTGGCAGCCCCGGATGCTTGTCGTCAGCCATCGCTCGTATCCTGATGGTTGCGCATCGCCCGAGCAATTTTCTCATGCTCATCGGCGGTGCCGTCGTTCTTAATGAGGTTGGCCCGATAGCCGACCACCCAAACGTTGCCTTTCACGTAGCCCTTTGATGGGTCGATCCGATCAAGGCTTGGGGAGTTCCGGGAACGGCGCTCTTCGCGAGTGGAAAATGGTTCACCTAAAAGCGGGCAGTGCGTCCCCATTGGGGGAACGTCATCAGCCGCAATTGAAAATTCAACACCACGAGCCTTGGCACGCGAGCGCGCTTCGTTGACGAGCGCTCGAATAACATTGTTGCTGCGCCAGATGCGACGAAGTTCGTTGAACCGATCTTTATTTTCTGATCGCCATCGCTTTGTGGCGGCCTTGGCCTTGTCAGGGTTGGCTTCTCTGTAGCGCCGGGCCGAAGCATTTTGTGCTTCTCGCCAGCCATCGGGATCGCGAGCCCGGCGTCGAGCTTCATAAGCCTTCTGCCGTTTTAGCCTCGCTTCACGCTGTTCTGGCGTCTCGGATTTTGGAGCAACTGGCATAACCCAGCATACATTACTTCACGACGTAAGTAACGCTCGCTCTCAATGCTCCCGTGTCAATTAATGGCTTCTCGCCCGTCCGGCCCCTCGCCTGCCGAGCCTTGATCGTGCGCTCGGATAGCGGGGCGAAGGTGCCGTCCGTGATCTGGGCTCGCACGGCGTTTTGGCCGATGAGTCCAACCGCTTCCAAGCCTTTCTGGATGGCGCTGAGATCGCCTTGGATCGCAGCCGCGCCCATCTTCTGAAGCCGGGGCGTGATCTGCGGCATGGCCGCCTCGACGCCTGGGTGCAGGAATGGGCGAGCCGGCAGGTTCTTCTCAGGGTCTCCAGTCTCAAGCCTGTAGCCGATCACGGCGTTGCTTGGGGGCTGAGCCTCAAGGGCGCCGTCTGGCTGCCGCTCGGGGGCATCCGCCGGGATCCCGACGTAGGCCTTGAGCTTGGTCAAGGCGTTGGCTGCAGCGAAGATCTGCGCCGACCGGTCAACGGTCTTGGTGACGGGCATGGCTCAGAATGGCCTACGGTAGCCATACAGGGCCATGGCTGCCTTCGGGGCCACACGATACAGCGGGCCAACTGCGAACCGCCTCAGTAGCCCGTAGAAGCGTTGTCCATAGGGAGTTGCGTTCCAATCGCCGGCTCCGGCGAATGCGGTTAGATTGTTGTCCATGCTCTTAGAAATCGGGCCGACTGATTTCGCCGACTCGGGGGAGAGGCTGAACCTAGCTCCTCCAGCGCCACCTGTTGCAGCGGCCCGTGCAGCCAGAGCGCTCAGGCTGATCTGGTGCGCCACGTAGAGCATGCACGCCAGATCGTAGGACGTGCCGAACCGCGCTTGGCTGAGTTGGTTCACGGCCTCCTGGATCCAGAAATTCACCTGCGACTCCGGGTAGACCGAAGTCGAGGCAAATTCTGGAAAAGCCGTGATCAGATCGGCGCGGGTGATAGTCACGAGCTACGAGACCACCTTGGCGCGGCTGCGGGTGTTGCCGACTTGGCTGCGTGGGCTGTCGTCGTTCGGGGTGTCCGACGTGGCAGCCATATCCTCGGCCGAAACCGGGCCGGGCTCAGCCTCACCGACGCCTTCCTTGGCAAGCTTGCTGTTGTCCTTATCGGACGACAGGGCTTCCAGGGCTGGCTCGTGCCCGAACGACATAGCAGGCGCCTCGTAGTCGTCCGGCACCTCACGTACCAATCCGTTCTGCAGCCAGTCGTGACGCTCGTTGGCCTTCTTCCACGCCGAGAACGCCTCGGCATCGACCTCGGAGATCGTCTCTTGGCCGGGATGCCCGGCGCCAGCGAGCGTGAAGCTCGGCGACGGCTCGCCCTCACCGGGCTTCTCCGGGTTCGGCATCTGGCCGCCCAGCGTAACGGCCGTATGCAGTCGGCTCGCAACCTTAATCGTCTTGGCCTTCGCCATGGCGCTATCTCCTCTCGTCGGGCTTTACCGACTGGAATTCAGCCGGCAGACTGCGGGGGTTGATCGGCTCTAGGCCGCAAAGCCCCGCCTTGCCCTCACGAGCGCGACCCTTGACGGTGTCGTCGCGTTCGGCAGCGAAGATGAAGCCATTCTTGACCGCGTCGAGTTCGGCATTCTGTGCGAGCCACCGCTCGAAGAAATCCTTGTCGACGTTCGGGGTGAGGCCGTAGCCGCCCACCATCGGGGCGAACTCAACCTCACCCTCAGGGTTCACCGGACGGGCGGACCCGGCCAGCATGATCTTCTTGCCGAAGCGCTCGGCCTGCTCGAACTCGCGGTAGCCTCCACCCATGACGGGCTCGGTCCGCTTCGTCATGCGCTGCTCCTGAAGCACAATGCCGTGCGGGAGCTTGCAGGCGACGGTGACTGTGCCCGGCATGCTCAGACTCCGATCATCTGAGCGACGGCGAGCGGGTAGCGAATGATCGCGCCCCAAGTCCCGCCAGTCTTCTTTTGGGCATACGCCGAGAGCTGCCGGACGATGCCGTGATCCCGCATCTTCTCATTGAAGGCGCAGTAGCCGGTATCCTGGCCGCCGTAGCTGCGTGCCCAGAGCTGGACGACGTTGCCGGCCTGAGTGGCGTACCGGAAGCTGACCTTCACCTCCAGATTGGGGAAGTTCTTCTTCAAAAGGTCGTACACGCCGACGCCGAACGAGTTGACGGCCGACAGGCCGACCTGAGAGCCCGGCGAGACGACCAGAACCAGCGGATCGGTCATTTTCACGCGGCCTGCGGTCTGGGCCACAAGCTGCGAGAACAGGGTCTGAAAGTCAGCGTAGACTTCGTTGGCGGTCGCCACCGGGGCGCCCCCGGTCGTGACCCAACGGTTGCCGCCGGCCGCCTTGGCGCTCGGGGTGAGGGCAGCCGACAGAGACGGGTCATTGAGCAGACCATAGTTCTGCATCCCGGCCACACCGAAGTGATAGGTGTAATCCTGGAACTTATCCATGGTCGAGGCGGCCGAGGTCTGAAGCTCGGCGACCCAGTTCAGCTTAGCGAGCCCAGCGCGCTCGATCTGCAGATCACCATACTCAATGATGGTCTGATACAGATACGACTGACGCTGCGGCCAGTTGGCGTTCACATTGGAAACGCCGTTGTTGTTCCAGTCACCGTAGGACGAGACCTCGCCCGTGTTCTCGATGACCGAGAAGAAGGCGGTCTGGGTCGTCCAGTCGCCGTTCTTGCGCTCGCCGAGGATGTCCGCGCCCTCGTTCGGCGACTGCAAGATACGAACGACTTCAGGGTCGACGTACTGCGTCAGGAACGCTGGGATACCGGCATTCGGCGTCGTCACCAGCGTAGGCTGGGCGTCGAGCGCGAGATTGTAGTTGTTCCGAAACTCACGGGGCAGGAAATCCTGCGCCATGACGTGGATGCCAAACTCTTCGAGTCGGGCACGATGGGCCTTTAGCTTCATAATGCGGCTCCTCTGCCCGAATTACGGAGTGGTCGTGGAGATTTTGATGAGTTCGCCTGCCGCACCCGCGGTAAAAGCGTACCACTTCGTCTCGGTCGAGCCGGAGACGGTCGCACCGGTTGCGGCGAATGAAACCGTGCCGTTGGTGTTGTTGGCGTAGGCCTTCATGCCCTTGGTGACGGCGCCAGCGCCGGCATTTTTCGCGAAGAAGTCGCCCGACGCGAACATCTCGCCGACGTACTTGCCGGGCATGATGGTCATGCCGAAACCGGCCGATTGCGGGTAAAAATCCGCATTCAGTTCTCGGTGCACGAAGCACGAGGGGACGCCCGTGCCGGAGTTCGACAGGATCGTTCCGGTGGCGGTGTCGGCCCAAGCGAAAAGGCCAACGGTCAGGCCGTTGGTCAGATCGGCGATGAAGCCCCCTGGAACGGACAGCAGCGAATGCCGCGGGTTGGCCGACGCGAAGTCGCCCGCGACTGCGGGGGCCTGCGTGACCTGAGTGGAGGTCTGGAAAGTAGCAACCATAGCGGTCTAGCCCCTCAGTTCTTGAGCCGGTTGGCGTGGGGGAACATCGCGTCGAATTCCTTCGTCGCGGCGGCATCCTGGGCGACCAGAACCGGCTTGGAGCGCTGGGGCGTGGCTTCAGGAATGGCATTGAACAGGGCGCGCACGCCCGTGTCCGGGACTTCGGAATGATCGACACCCATATTGGTCAGCGCGGCGCGGTAGACGCTCGCGGCGCTGTCGTTGGCATGGATCACGTCGCCGGCACGCGGGCGCACGGCGCGCTCGGCGTCACGGATCTCTTGCTGAGTACGGAGAACACGCGTTTCGGCGCGCTTCTCGGCCGCAGAGATGGCAGCATCCATCGCCTGCTTGGTGACGGTGTTGCGATCCATCGCCGGAGCAGGGTCGTTCATCTCGCCCATGACCTTGGCGATGATCGCGTCGGGTACGCCGGCCGCGCGCAGCTTGGCGGCGATGTCGTCGTCACCATCCTCGTCAGTGTTCACGTCGGACGGCTCCTCAGTGCCACCCATCCCCTCGACGACCTCAGGCACCTCCTCAGGGAGGATTTCGGCCAGGGCCTCGATCACCTCAGCCACATCGTCGATGCTGGCATCGGCGGCGAGCTTGCCGGTGGTGAGCTTCTTCACATCGTGGGCGAGCTTGCCCTGACGCGCCTTGAAGTTCTTGGTGGTCAGGCCAGACAGGACAGGGCGAAGGTCGATCTTCGCATCGGCGGCCAGCTTGTTCTTGAGGTAGACAACGAGCGCGCCCTGCGTCTGCGCAGCCGCACCCGACAGGGCGGTCTTTGCCATCGTGATGTTCTCCAAGGAGTCGCCGACCATCACATCCGGGCCGGCTCGGCCTTCAGCCACTAGGGCGACGTGGTTCCCGCGTATTTCACGCATGACCCCGTCATATTTGACGCCATCGTAAGTACCGGGCGTCATGTCCGCCTTGTAGCCGTAGCCACAAGACAGTTCTCGCTGCGTCTCGTTCTCGATCGCCTTGATGGCCTGATCGGACCAGACGGATAAATTTGCTTTGAGGTAGGGGTGATCGTAGACCACGCCGCTGACCGACCCGACCGTGACCTTATGGTCGTGGTCGGCCGCGAACATCGGCTTATGGATTTCGAGTAGCGGCTTGCCGTCAAAGGTCTGTGCCGCGGCGGCCAGTTCTTCGGGATGCCGGAGCAGCATGTAGATGCGCTCAGGATCCAGACCCATCTCGTCGGCGCCGTTGATCTCGCGCCCGAGGTAGGGGTTGACCGTGGCCTTGCTGATGTTGGTCAGCTTGACGTGGAGGTGGCCGGACAACGCATCGAACGAGCGCGATGACGCCCGGTCAAAAGCGATGACCGTGAAAGTGTTGGCAGCAGGGGGCATGGCGCCTCAGTCGAGGTCAGGCACCACCACTTCGGGGTAGCACCGGCAATTCCAGATACCGCCGGGCAGTGCGTGGTGGCCGGGGTCGCACTCAGGCGGTTGATCCCAGCGGAAAGTTTTGCCGTTCAGCGCTTTGTGGGTGGCACGGACATCGGAGTCGCCGGCCGTGCGCCAGATGAAATGCGTTGAGCCGACGTGCTCGGCCCGCGCCTTCGTCAATTCCGTAGCCGTTCGGCTCACTTCGGTCCGGGCGATCAGCATCGCTCGGCTGCGAGCCACATCGCCGCTCGCCATGATTTCGGTGGCGATTTCGTCGGCCCTGCGACCCTGCGTGATGCCGTCCTGCGTGAGCTTGTGAACCCGCTCGGCGGCGTCCAAGGGCAACGACTTGATTAGACCCACCTGACGCTGCATCGAGGCCCGCATAGCCTCGCCTGTAGGCGCCGTGTCGATTTCACGGTGCAACTGCCGACCCATGTCGGAGGACAGCTTGCGCCAAGACACGCGGTCTGACGCGGCGACTTCTGCCACCATCCTCTTCGCAACCGCGTTGGCCCATGGGTCCAGCGTGTCGGCATAGCGTCTCAGCAGGCGCTGGACGGGTTCAGAGGACGCCGCGATCTCCTCAAGCGTGTCGAACGCAAAACCTTTGACGATATCGCCGACGTGCCGGGCAATGTCGCGGAGCCGCTGCCCGTACTGTGCTTCCAGCTTTTTGGCCCTGCGAAACGCCGAGCGCGCAGAAGTGCCCGCTCGATCCTGAGCGAAGCGGTGATGGTAGGTCACGCCTCGCTCTCTTCGTCCTCAGGCACAGTCTCGCCGCTCGCCTCTGGTTCCGGCACTTCTGGCAGGCCGTCATTCTCGCCAGGCGGCGGGGCGATGTCGACGGTGAGGTCCAGGCCTTGATAGACTGTGTCAGGGTCGCTCGCGATGCGCTTGCGAGCTTCCTCGGGGAGAAGGATGCCGCCCTCAACCAAGACCACGTCAGTATCGGCTTCGACCTTACGGACTTCAGCCAGTTCCTTGTCGTCCAGAGACCACAGGGGCTCAAAGCCTACATGGATGTCGTGGTCGATGTCGCCAAACTCATTGAGTTGGATGATATCGACTACGGTCTGAAGGTTTGGGCCGTAGAACCTCTCCTGATAGGAGTGGATCATGTCGTAGAAAGTGCGGATTTCGCCTTCCGAAGAGGCGTTCAGGCCCGCCGGAGATATGCCAAGCAGCTTGATCAACGGGATGCCGCTGACAGCCGCCATATGCTCCTGCGTCTGGGCCTGCAGCACATCGAGGGTGCCCAAAGGCGTCGAAACGTTGAAGAATTCCTCGGCGGGGTCGCTTGCGGTGGCCTTGTTCAGGACCATCGCGTTGCGGTTGTCACGGTAGTTCAGAAACAGGGCGATGCGGTCATCCAAACTGGCGCCCGACGCATCGGATGCCAGAAGGTCGGCCATGTTGATTTTGAAGCCCGAGACCGAGAACGACGAGATTAGGTCCGCGACGCTCTGCCGGGTCTTCAACCAGTTATCGACGTAGGGCTTGGCCATCTGACTCATGCTGAGGCCGCCGAACGAATAGGCCGGCTTCAGTAGATCAGGCACCTCGCGGCCAACGAAGGTTAGCAGACGAGAGGCGTGAACCGTATGCCCGAGGACAGTCCACAGCGTGGGCTTGTACCAGTCGCCGCTGAGCGGATTGCCGGTGTTGTACCCCTGCGGGTAGCACCAGACCGCCTCGACGGTCTTGAAGCCCTTGAGGGACCCTCTGGCGATCTTCGTAGGCGCTGCATTGCCGCTGATCGGGGTCCGAAGCTCCACCTCGTCGGCGAAGTCTGTGCCCAGATCGACGTAGAGGTGCGAGCGGCCGAAGAACCCGTCTTGCTCGGCGATCTCGCGGAACTTATCGCGCACGGCGAACCGTTCAAGCGCGGCGTTGATGCCAGCGATCCGATCAGTCTTGTCTTCTTCGCCCGTCGCTGTCACTCGGATCCATTTACGGGTCATTTCCGTGGCGATGGTCTCGCTGATCCGGCGATATTCTGGCCGCTGGGCGAGTTCAGACAGGTAGGGGTAACCCAAGAAGAAAAGCCCTTCGCCAGCTAGGCCAAGTTGCTCGTATCCGCCCGCAGACCATCCGAAATCGGATCCGAACGTCGCTCCGAAAGCGTCGTCCATCGCCATGCCGCCAGGCGCGACTGCCTTCGGATGGCGCGCTGGCGTGAAGGGATTGACCGGCGCTGCCTTCTTCCTCTGGGCGCGAGAATGGGCAACGGCCTCGGGGGTAACACGCAGCCCCGGCTTCTGCTTGGGGGCAGCCGGGATAGGGGCGATGGCGCGGGTCGACTCAGGCTGTTTCGCCTTGAACCAACGGAATAGGCTCCAGGTCAAAACCGCCGCCCACCCATAGCAGAACGGCGCAACGCCTCTCGGCTGATGACGAGCGGCTGGCTGCCTCGGAGCAGTTCCACCGAGTACCGCAAAGCGTCGATGACGTGGTTCTTCTTGTCCGCTAGCACGGGCAGCACCTCGCCTGTGAGCGGGTCGGTTTTGTAGGCGTACAGGGTTAGTTCATCGATCGTATGCCGGCAGTCCGGATGCACGACGATGTCGTAGCTCTTCAGAAACTCGATGCCGTCTTCAACCGAGCCTTGGCCCTTGGTCGCGGGGACGAGTTTGGGATAGCCGTGGCGCTGCAGGTACGAGATCGTCTCGGGCCGGGCGCTATCAGCGCGGATTGGCCAGCGGCGGGCGTGACCGTCGTCCAGGGTGTCGAACAGGGCCGGCGTGCGGTCGATCTCGCATCCGACCTTGTAGACCTCGCGGTCAACGTAAAGCGTGCGGCCCTCGACGAAGCACCGAACCAGCGTGGTCGGATCGACCGAGAAGCCCCAGTCCGCGCCGTAATAGAACCGGGCGTCTGCCGGGGTGTCGAACGCCTCGACCCGCCAGTTGCGGAAGACGCGGGCTTCGCTGTTGCGCTGGTACTCACCGAGCCAGATATGCGCGTACTTGTCCGGATCGCGCCGCCGATCGTAGTCCATCTCCTCGCGGAGAACGTCGGGGAACCACGGGTTGTCGTCGTAATTGACCCGGCGGACGATGGATCT